TCACCACCTGATTATGACTCATCACGTTGCTCACACCAATAAAATGGTGTTTGACCTAAAACAGCAATATCAGGGAAGGATCTCACAACTACAAGAGAAAATCACAGAACAGCAAAAAGAAATCCTACAACTTCAGGAGCAAATCAATCTTCTGACTCGTGAAAAGTTTTATGATTGCTGATGAAACTCTCAGTTGATTTAATTCCGCAGTTTAAGCACAAAGCACCAAAAGGTTACTCCTATGAAGTTGAAGAGTTCAAACGTAATATCTTTTCTATTTGGTTGCGTTGCCACCGCAAGTTTGATTACAATATGGGTAAACCTACCAGAACCATCTGGGGGTTCTACGACTACAAAAAGTGTAGATTCTATAGTCCTGTAAATAGTTCAACGGTTGGCAAAGAAGTTGATTTTGAGGATACAAGAGATTACACTGCGATGCCTATTAAATACCAAGGAGTAGAAGCGTTCTTTGTATGACTTACGAACCACAAGTAAATGACTATGTAAAGTGGAAGAAACACATCAGAGGTTGGGTATATTTCAAATGTAATGATTATGTTACTATTGAACTATCTGTAAGACCAAAAGATAAAGAAAATTACCAGCACTGCTCCATACATAGAAATGAACGATTACTTGTGGTTTGCTATCATCAGCAGTGGAAGGAGTTAAAGTATGTTAGAAAAAGAAAATCAAAGCATGAAAAAGAAGAAAACCCTGTGGCGGTGGTGGGCGAAAGCGATTGGGGAGAAAGCAAGTAAATGTGACAAGGAATCGGATAAGATTGCTCTTATCCGAACTTTTATTTTTGCGACCTATTTGATTACTAATGCTTTTATTGTTGCTGGTGTAGTCAGACACTGGAATGATGAAACAAAGATTGAAGTTTATATTGATGGTGTAAGTGCTGAAATGTATCAAACTCCACCAGTTCAAAAGATGAATAGAGTGTTTGAGTTTGAGTGATTTTATAAATACCTAAAAAGTATTTGTAAAAATGGACGCAAAAGACATTCGCAATATCCAAGAAGCATATATGGAAGTTGTTGAAAATCAACAACTTGATGAAAGTTTTGCCGATAGAATTGATAAACAAGTTAAAAAAAATAAAGAATATGCTAAAAAAAGAAAACCAGTAAATACATCAAGTTTTGCTGATAGAATTGATAAACAAGTTGAACAAAGAAAAAAAGAAAAAGATAGAATAAAAGAACAAGTAGATACATACGACATCATCCTCTCACATCTTCTTGATGAAGGATATGCTGAAACTGAAGAAGCAGCACATAAGATTATGGTGAATATGAGTGAAGATTGGAGAGAGAGTATTGTGGAAGCAAGAAAGAAAGTAAAGATTGATACTCAAAAACCAATAGAGTATAAGATTGCTGATATTGGACCTGGAAAGAAAGAGTATAATGTAAAAACTTCAAAAGGGTGGAAAGAAGAAGTAGAACCTGATCCATTTGGTCGTCCTGGTGGAAAGCACGGTGGTGTAAGAAAAGGTGGTGGATATGAGAAAGGATATGAAGCAATGAAGAAGAAGATTAAAGAACTTGAGGATAAGAAATGATTACCTTTAGAGAGTTTCTGTTAGTTTGTGAGAAGAAAACATCTACACCACCTCACGCAGTTCCAGGAACTTATAAAGAAGTAGATGGTGTGAAAACTTATACTCTTGCTCCATATGAAGGACCATCAAAACCTCTTGGAACTGAAAAGAAAGTCAAGAAAGAGTTAGAAAAGCAAGGTGGAATTGGTGGTGGTGCTATTAAGAAAGCAAAGAAGAAAGCAGATAAGATTAAGAGAATTGGTTGATAAGAAGGGGGAGCCCCTAAAGTGTCTCTATAATGTAAGCGTTCATTCCTAAAGATGGATCACTACGACGACATTCAAGTTGAGGAGTTTTATCCTGCTGATTTTGTTGAAGAAGTCTATGAAGAACTCTTTGATGAAAACGAGGATGATAAATCTTTTCAACGACTGATTAACACTAACTACGATTTCTGATTATGACACCTGATACTTACACTTTCAGTGGCGATGCTATTACCTTCCTGGGCCTGGTTGGTGTTGCTTCAACGCTTCTTATTGTTGTTACTTCTTTCCGTAGGTTCTTCAATAGTCCTTACAATGTTCGTGTGACACCTAAACAAGTGTCTACTGAAACGACCACTGAAACTGAAACTCCTGTATCCTGAATCAATGACTGACACTGTGAATGTTTTGCCCCATCTTAACGAACTTAAAGATGCTTGGCGTAAACAAGACTTTAAGTTTACGAAACAGCAACAGGAAGAGTATGATATTCTCCTTCAAGCACGACGGGAAAGGGTCAAGTGGTTTTATGAGACGGATCGTGTTTGTAAGATCAGCAAATCCGCTCAAGATAAACTGAAAGACGCTGACTAAAATATAAATAAACAAGAAGCGTTTATTACTCACACGATGCGTACCTTTCAGGAGTTTATTTCTCTCTGCGAAGCAACTGGAGACACCTATGATGCAGAGTTTCGTTCAGGTGCTCAAGTCATTAAAACAGGTCCAGAAGGAAGAACAGGGAGACTTCGTAGAAAGACTGATCCTGAAATCCGTCGCGTGAAAGCAGTTGGTGGGGGCAAAACTGTCCCTGCCAAGAGATATAAAACACGCTCTGATGTTGGTAAAAAGCGTGAGTCAACTGTCCAAGCACCAACACAAGAACGTGGTTCAGCAAGAGAAGCGCAATTAGCAGCAGCAAAGGAAGAAAGAAGAAAAGCAGCACTTGCAAGAAGAGGCGGAGCAAAACCATCAGCAGTAAAACCATCTGCAAAAGAAGCATCTAAAACTGCATCTGAACTTCTGAGAAAGAAACCTGCAGCAAAAGCACCTGCTGCTGGTTATACTGCACCTAAGGCATCAGGATTAAGTAGAGCAGAAAGAAATGCACAAACTAAAAAAGGTGAAAGATTGTTGAGAGATATTGTACTTCAATCTACAGGTAAAAAGTCTGAGAAAGAACTGAAGCACAAATATACCAGCAAATGATTGAAAGGGGGAGCCCCTAAAGTGTCCCTATAGTATAGACACCGCTTCATTATGGACCGCATTGAAATCCAACGCAAACTTTATGATGCTCGCAATGAGTATCTGAAAGCAAAGAAATCTGTAGAGTTTTGGACTCGTGAGATTGCTTTTCTGAAAGAGTGCGAAACCAATCTCAACAAACCTGATAACTGGTTGTACGAAGAAATGTTCGGTGACACTCCTATCGCTGAAGAAGTTTACGGAGGTTGATAATGAAAACCATTGAGATTCCTGATTACATTTTTGAGCGTATTCTCAAAACACTGGAACAAAGTGTTGATGTGTGCTATAATGTAGATTACTATTCAGAATCTACTGAACAATCACCAAGTTATGCAGTTGGTTATAGTCGCGCTGCAATGAAAAGTGTGATTGATGATCTAAATTATTGGAAGTCCCTGACTGATTGAAACGGGGAGCCCCCAAATTGTCGCTATAGTATAACAACATTCGTAATGCAGATCCAACTTCGTCCCCACCAAGAACGTGCTGTTGCTGCTATGCAAAAGCATAACAAAGGTCAGATCATTGTTCCTACTGGTGGTGGTAAGACTCTCAAGATGATCTATGATTGTCTGCGTGAGTTGCAGTCTGAAACTCCCCAGACCATTGTAATTGTTGCTCCGCGTATTCTGCTTGCTGAGCAACTCTCTGCTGAGTTCCTGGAGTTTATCACCAATGCTGCTGTGTTTCATATTCACAGTGGCGAAACTCATCACGAATCCTCTACTCGTCCTGGTCTTATTCGTCAGTGGATCGAGAGCAATCGCTCCCGTCACAAGTTGATTGTAACAACCTATCACTCCCTGTCTCGACTTGAGCGCACTGGAGTTGATGTGGATACGATCTACTTTGACGAGGCACATAACAGTGTTCAGCGTCACTTTTTCCCTGCAACTGAGCACTTTGCTGCTAACGCACGACGCTGCTATTTCTTCACTGCAACGCCAAAGCATAGCGTCACTGTGGGTAAACCAGGGATGAATCTCTCTGAGGTTTATGGTCAGGTTATCTGCAAAGTTCCTGCTCCTGAACTTGTTGAAGGTGGGTATATTGTGCCTCCTAAAGTTATCGTCAAGCAACTTCCGATGGTGAAGGGTAAGCAGACCAACTTTGACCGTGACGCTGAGAACCTGCTGGAAACGATTGATGAGAACAACGTTGGTAAGATTCTGATCTGCGCTAAAGCAACCAAGCAAATCGTTGCTCTGGTGTCTGAAACTGATTTCTGCGATGAACTAGAGCAGCGTGGTTATTCTTGGATGTTCATTACTGCCAAGACGGGTGCAGTGATTGATGGTAAGAAGGTCAATCGTGAGGTGTTCTTTGACACTCTCAGCGCATGGGGTAAGGATAACTCTAAGAAGTTCGTTGTTCTACATCACAGCATCCTCGCTGAGGGTATCAATGTGAGCGGACTTGAGGCAGTGTTGTTTATGCGCAACATGGACTACATCGGTATCAGTCAGACTATTGGACGCTGCATCCGTTTGC